AATGCTTCACCTCAAATGAAACAGGATGGACTGCTGTTAAGGGGTCTGTTTCTGGCAATATATTAACTATCACAGCACAGGATAATACTTGCACCGACACTATTTCTTGGATGGTTGTTGGTGAAAGACAAGATGATACTGTTAAGTCATTGGATATGACTGATAGTGAGGGTAACTTAATTGTTGAACCAGACCAACCAGCACCAGATACAAAACATGCTGACATTCAAGCACAGTTATAGAGGTAAATAGATGGCTATTAATTTTCCAAATAATCCAAGTGTAGGTGATACTCATTCCGCAAATGATATAACATGGAAATGGGATGGGTCAACTTGGAAAGTTGGTATATCTACAATTAATGCTGCTACTATTCCAGGTATTTCTACAACAGGAACTTCATATTTTTATGATTTAGAAGTTGTTCAAAATGTATCAGTGGGATCTTCTGTGACTGCTGCAGTTTATTATGGTGATGGATCTCAATTGAGTGGTATTTCAGGTGTTAGTGGTCCTCCAGGTCCTGCTGGTACTCCAGGTCCTGCTGGACCTTCTGGTCCTGCTGGTCCTTCTGGTTCTCCTGGTCCTGCAGGTTCTCCTGGTCCTGCAGGTGCTCCAGGTAGTGCTGGTCCTCCTGGTCCTCCTGGATCTGGTGGTAGTGGTGGTGGTGTTGGAACTGGTGCTGGAACCTGGTCTTCTTCACCAACTGTTGCTCATCGGTTAGATTCTATTGCTTTAACTAATGAGATAGCAGATTATACGTTGTATTTTGGTAGTGTTACTTATGGTAAACAATCCCAGAAGGTTACTGTAGTTCATGATGGAACTAATACTTGGACTCAAGAATATGCTATAACATATACTGGTGATGATTTACTGGTTTCTGTTGGATCGTCTATTTTTAATGGAGAGGTCACTATAAATGCTACACCAGAAAATGCAATTACTGGGAATATAGAATATGTTTTCACTAGAACAGAGGGAGTATAATGATTAGCACAACATTAGATTCAAATACTGGAAGAGTTCTTGTTGTATATCCTGATACTCAACAGGCATATGCAGTTTGTGTAAAAGATGCTGCAGATTGGCAAGAGATTCATGATTATATAATTAATGAAAATGATATAGATGATATTCCAAATAGGAAGATTGATTGTACTTCAGAGATGAAGTGTTCCCCTAAGAGAAGTGTATATGAAATGTCTCCTGCAGAGGCAGATATATTAAAAAATCATTCTAAAGTTGAATGGGTTGAAAGATCTACTTTATATAATGAGTATGAATTAGAACAGAGAAAATATGATCAAGAGTTTGATAGTCATTTAACTACAAATAGATTTAAATATAATCTTGAGAATAGAAGAGATTCTGCTGGTGGAGGGGGTAATCCAGGAACAACTTTAGATTTTACTCAATGGGGTTTATTGAGGCATAGTAAAAGGAATAATGCAGATGCTTTTGGATCTCAAACATACATTTACGGTGATTTAGAGTATACATTATCAGGAAAGAATGTTGATGTTGTTATTATGGATACTGGGGTTCGTTGGGATCATCCAGAATTTTTAAAACCAGGATTTACATCTGTTCCTAATAATCTTGCTTGTGAGGATTATACTAGAGTAAGAGATATATTAATCCACGGTGCTTCCGAGTATGGTATTAATTGGTCTAGTGAAGGTTTGGTTGCTCCTGGAACAGGATCTTTGACGAATTATACAGTAAGTTCTGCATTATTACACGAAAAAGGATATCCTAGTTATCCTTATAGTATAAGTTATCATGGTAGTCACGTTGCTGGAACTTCCGCAGGTAATCAATTTGGTCATGCTTTTGAATCAAACATATGGTCTATTGCTTGTGTTGATAGGAGTGATACTGGATGGACAGAACCATCAGATGGATTTGATTATATTAAAGTTTGGCATAAAAATAAACCAATTAATCCAGTAACTGGTAGAAGAAATCCTACTGTTGTTAACGGTAGTTGGGGTCATAGACAATTTTTCTCAGGCAGTTCTGCTTATAGTGTGACATTTAGAGGATCAACTTATAATGAGGGAACAGTATCTTCTACTGTTGCTCCTGCAGTTTATTATATGTCTCCAAATGGTTCATATAAACAATTTACTACTACTAGAATATCTGGACAGTCTGAGGCTGATGAGGTATTTGATGATCCTGATTGTAAGGATATTGTATGGTGTTTTGCTGCTGGAAATTCAGATGATAAGCAAGATTATCCAGGTGGAAAGGATTATATGAATGAAGTATTAAGTGGTACTTTTTATTATAGTTCTGGATACTTAAGTTACTACAATAGAGGTGGAACTCCTGGAATTACACATCAGGATAAAGATGATGCTGCAATTGTTGTTGGATCTATAGATGTTAGTAGACAATCTGGATCTCAAGAAAGATGTTCTTCTTTTAGTAATAGAGGACCTGCTATTGATGTTTGGGCTGGTGGATCTAATATCCTTAGTCCATATGATGGTGGATATCAGGATCCTAGAAACAATTCATTTTATAATTATGCTATTAGTGGAACCAGTATGGCAACTCCACAAGTATGTGGTGTAATGGCATTATATTTGGAATCTCAACCACAAGCTACAAGAGCAGAAGCTAGGAAATGGCTATTAACTCATGGTTCTGTAGAAGTTCCTTCGACAGATTTTTATGATCCATATCAAAGTAATGGTTCTACTGATTCAAATTATTGGGGTAGTACTTATAGTTTGAAGAGTTCTTCTCGTAGAATTTTATATAATCCATTCGCTAATAATGGACAGGCATCCATTAGTGGAATGTCTATCTCTTAATCTAAATAGGTAAAAAAATACAATGGCAGATAAAGGTTTTGGTGTAAGGAAATTTAATTTAATCGGAGCATCTGGTACACCAACAATTACAAGTCCAAATAATATAAACTTAAATGCTGTTAATGTTGCAATAAGCACTGACGTATCAATAGGTGGAACTTGTACTGCTACTGAATTTAGCGGTGCTTTATCTGGTTGGGTAATTGGTAATGATACAACTGATCATTACACTTTTCAGGGACCAGGTTTAAATGGTACAGTAAATGATCCAGATTTAAATCTTGTTAGAGGTCAGAAATATATTTTTCATAATAGATCTTCAGGGCATCCTTTTAGAATTCAAGACACTCCTAATGGATCTGCAGGAACTGCATACAATGTTGGTGTAACTAATAATGATGGTGCTGCACCAACAGATATTATATTTGATGTTCCTCATGATGCACCTAATGTTTTATTCTATCAATGCACTGCTCACTCTAATATGGGTGGTAGACTTATTATTGGTCAAGAATTTTCAGCATCATCGCAAACTGGTGCATATAATTTAAAAGCCTCTGATATTGGTACATTAATTGATGCTAGTGCTGCAGTTACTGTAGTTCAAAATACTTTTAATGTTGGTGACGCAATTACAATTTATAATAGTAGCACTTCTAATATAACCATTACTCAAGGTACCAGCGTTACAATGTATTTGGTGGGAACTGCTACAACAGGAGATAGAACTTTAGCACAAAAAGGAGTTGCTACTGTACTGTGTGTTGCAAGTAATACTTTTGTAGTATCTGGTGGTGGATTAACATAATATGTTAGTTCAACAGATGTTACTAATGGTTTCTGCAGGTAGTAGTCCTGAAAATTATTGGGTTAATATATTATATGATAATAATGCTACACCTGCACCAGGTTATAAATTTGATGATCATCTTTTTGATAGTTCTGGAAATATTATAGTTTCTGGAACATCAACAGGCGGTTATCATTTCTTTCATAGGATAGATCCTGATGGTAATATTTTAGCAACAAAAACATGGAGTGATAGTAGTGGTTATTCTTTAACTGTTACTGATATAGCGATTGATAATTCAGATAATCTCTATGCTTCTCTTGGTAATGGTAGAATTATTAAATGGGATTCATCGGATAATGTTGTATATTCTAAACGAAATACTCATAGAAGCTTTGGAGGATTTCCGAGTAGTGATTTAGCTTTTGGTGATAGTGGTATTGGATATGGATCTCTTGTACTATCTGGGAATGAGTTAACTTATAAGTTTTATAATGGATCTGGTTATAGATTCTCTCTTGGATTTAGTGCATCTACTGGTGAGATTAATTCTAATAGTACTGAAGCATTTGACAACACCATCTCTTTTGGTATAGGTGGATTTGGTAAGACTAGTCAAGGAAATTTTCCCTGTGGATATGTAAATAATTCTTCAACTAATAATGATAATTGGTGGGTAGTTACTAAATCGGATAATTCACTCGAACAATTATTTGTTTTTTATAATGGAGGTGGTGCTGCTATCTGTAGAGGAATAGATTATATTGATGGTAACTATTATATTGTAGGTTTGAGACAAACTGATACTTCTTTTGCTGGTGATCCTGTTATACTTAAACTTGGAACATATTCTGGCAGTGGT